CAGAAGAATCTACTACAGACGAATGAAAACAATAAAAGCTATACACAATCATGTAATCTTTACATTTGAACAAGATTCTGTTAAAGTTGAAGAAGGTAGTATGAGCTCCACAGCATTCCAAGAGAAAACTGATTGGGGGTTTGAATTTAAAAACTTCAACGAAAGCACAGAACAACCACGGTGGGGAACTGTAGTGGCTACTGGTCCTAAAACTGATCCGATAATCATCGTAGGTATGCGAATTTTAATAGAAAATCTGAAATGGACAAATGGAATTGAATTCAATGGTACCACCATTTGGCGCACAGACGATGAGTGTATCTTAGCATACGAATAAATTTTGTTGATTCGTGTTTCTGAATATAGTATAATAAACATACAATATACGGAAATACGAATTTATGAAACAAACTTCAACTTTATGGTGTGAGAAATATCGTCCGCAATCAATTTCGGACTACATCTTTCATGATGACACCCACAAAAAAATCATAACACGAATGATAAGTGATGGTATTATACCACATTTATTGTTATCCGGACTGCAAGGTGCTGGTAAATCAACACTAGCTAAATTGCTTTGTGTTGAGTTAGACCTTGATCCCCTTGACGTTCTCCACATCAATGCATCTGATGAAAACTCAGTTGATATAATGAGAGACAATATTAAAAACTTCATTTCAACATTTGCAATTGGTAAGTATAAAGTTGTGATATTAGATGAAGCGGATTATATATCACAGCCTGGTCAAGCTATTCTTCGTCACATGCTAGAAAACGAAAATAATGATGTTCGTTTTATATTGACATGCAATTACGAAAACAAAATTATTCAACCACTCAAATCACGATTGCAACAATTACGATTTAAAGCTCCCAATGTAAATGATATTACTGAATTGGCAGCTACTATACTTGTATCAGAAGATGTAACATTTGATCTGGATACTTTAGATGCTTATGTGTCTGTCTGTTATCCAGATATCCGAAAAACTATCAATGTATTACAACAACATACAATTAACAGTGCTCTATTATCCCCAACATCAAATACTTCCGAATCTACAGATTATAAATTCGCCTTGCTCGATTTAATAGAATCTGGCAATTGGATTCAAGCTAGAATTTTGGTATGTGATAATGTTATAGGTGAAGAGTGGTATGATCTGTATAAATTCTTATATGAAAATTTGGAAAAATCCCCAAAATTTAAAGCTGGTAACAAAAACTGGGAACAAGGTATGTTATTAATTGCAGAACACGCTTACAAACATGAACTGATTGCAGCACCAGAAATAAATGCATCAGCATTACTCATACAATTATCAATGATTTAAGGAATACAAATGGCACGACTTAAAAAACCAGAAAATGAAACCTCACGTGAAACTGAAGTTCGTCGTATATTAGAACACTTAGCTAATGTGGCTAATAGGAGTGAAAAAACATCTTGGAATAGAAAGATGGATAACTTAGTTAAATTGATGGTGATGTTGGAACCCATTGAACAAAATATATTGGACATCATTGAAAAGGAAAAGATGCCGATGATGGATCAAATCAGCGAACTTAGAGCAACTATGGTAAAAGAATGTATCCACCCATTTGAATACTTGATTATGGGTGAGACTGATGATGTTATAACATGCAAATTTTGCAACAAGAAAATAAATCCAACAGAATGGTTGATAACAAAATAACAATATTTGATATTCTTGCTCGCATTGATGTAAAGGATACTCACTTTTACGATGACTTACCAGAAGCAGTTCAGAAAGCAGAACATCCATTGGTGCTTATGAAGTGGATGCATGGGACAAATGATCCATTGAAAGTAATGATGTTGAATGAGATTGTAAATCCATATGTATTCTCATTACACAAACATAAATCGTTGGTTATGAAAATGTTAACTATTTGTGCTAGTGGAAATCGAACGAGATACAAGTGGATTAAGTTGAAGAAAGGATCTACTGTTAAACACCCTGCATTGATTGATATAATTAAAAGGACGTTAATTACAGCACTGCAAAAGCTATAGATGCATTACCATTAATATCAGATGACAACTTATTAGCATTCTGTGAACAACTTGGATTTCAGAAAGATGAATATAAAAACATAAAAAAAGAAATACGACAACGAAATAAATAATGAAACCACAACGTTTTAAATGTGCCTATTGTGATGCTCGCTATATTCAGGAAAAATCCTTTCTGAAACATACGTGCAGAGAAAAAACAAGAAGGGATGAATTTAAAACAATCGATGGACAATCTGCTTGGGCATGCTATCAATTGTGGTTTAAAATATCCAAACGCTTTGAACCATCCCCTGAAATATTCTTAGAATCCACAATGTACAACCAATTTATGGGTTTGCTCGGTTTGCAAAGCGTGTTCAAGTAGCTGATGTACCAGCATACATTAAAATAATGGTGAAAGAAGATAACATTCCACCGTCAATGTGGACAGATTCTGAAGCTCATGCAATATATCTAAATAAGTTGGATAGATTAGTATCACCTTTGCAGATGGTAGATATCACTATTGATACATTATTTGATTTGGCTGATGATTATGATGTTCCAGTATCTGACATATTTAATGTTATCCGTCCAAATGAAGTAATTTTGCTTGTTCGTCGTCGCAAGTTATCTCCTTGGTTTTTATTGAAATCTAGAAAATTTGTTAATTTTTGTGCTAATTCTACATCTAACGAAGAACGAATCATTCTGAAAACTATAATTAAATTCGAATTTTGGTATGCTAAATTTTTAAAACATAAAAAAGAAGTCGAACAGATAAAGAAAATCGTAGCGGAACTAAATCTCTAACGTATAAATACTGGATATCGTAACACTTCTAGGAATACGAATCCTATGGCAAATACAACAATTTATTTAATAGATAGTACAGATGGTAGAACTACGTTTGCTATTCAACCCAGAACATTCGATGGATTTGGTGGCGTTCAACAACATACCGATTTAACTCTTTATGGTAATGCAACTCCTAATTGGGGTGAATTATTCAATGAAAATTTCTATAAAGTTCTCGAAAGCTTTGCTATCGATAAACAAGGATTTGATAGAGAAAATGCTAACCCACTGTTAAACACATACTTTCCTAACGATCCTACTCCACATATCCCCCAAACACAATTTGATGTAAACACCAGCACTCCTGGTTTGGGTATTAACAATCCAATCGAAGGTCAACTTTGGTATAACAAAACAGATAGCAAATTATATGTTTATTCTGCAGCGACTAAAACAGCAGGAAATCCTTCACCATCATTGACACCTTTGTGGAGACCAGTTGGTTCTGCTAGTACTTCACCATCTGTTGAACCAGTCGCTGGTGAATTGTGGTATGATGCATCCACCCAAACATTAAACGTATATGATGATGTTTTAAACTGGATTCCGATTGTTGGTGGTGGTGGTCCAGTAGGTGATTTTGTAGATCGTGCTGGTGATACCATGACTGGCCTTTTAGTTTTATCTGGAGACCCTGTCGCATTGTTGGGAGCAGCTACAAAACAATACGTTGATAATAATTTTATTAGTATTACTGGTGGTGTTGACAGCACTATGGATCTCACACAGACAATCACGCTTGGTCGTGATCCTACTATTGATTTGGAAGCTGCTACAAAGAAATATGTTGATGACGCTGTAACAGTTGCAGTCGGTGGTAATTATGTTGAAGTACCAGGTGATACCATGACTGGTTTCTTGACCTTACATGCTCATCCAACAACATCATTTCATGCAGCAACGAAAGGTTATGTTGATACTGAATTGGCATCTGCGATATCAGCAACTGGTGATGGTGTTGTTACTGGCGGCTTCTTTGATAACTTACAACAAGAATTAACATTAACCAGATCAAATGCATTACCAAATGTTGTAATTGCAGGCTTTGCAGCTGGTGGTTCACCTTCAACTCAAATATTTCATCAAATTAAACAACCAACAACATTAGATGGTATGTTGGACTTGTATTGGGAACGAATATTTTATGTCAACCCTGCTTATCCAACTGTTGCATTGGATGATATGCTAGCAGAAATTAGTAAGATCCTTGG